CAGATGAGGACCATTGGTACAGACTAGGGGCAAACTACTCTGACGTAACTATCAACGACCTTGAAAGCGGAAGGTGCGGGGAAAACTTCTCTGAAAGAAAAAGGGTGGAGGAGGCTTTAGATAAAATAGAAAAACTTCCCATTGATTACATCAATATTTCAGGAATACCGTTTGAAGAAAGCCTAGCTATAATAAGAAGATGGATTCACAAGAATGTTGGGTTTGAGGATGACGGTCGAACAAAAGATTGTATGATTATATATGATTATGTAAAACTCATGAATGGAGAAGATTTAAAGATTGGAGTTCAAGAATATCAAGTTCTAGGTTTCATGATGACCTCTTTGCATAATTTGGCAGTTAGAAATGATGTCCCTATATTCACCATGATTCAACTAAATCGTGATGGAATTGACAAGGAAACCTCTGACGTTGTAGCTGGCTCTGATAGGGTCATGTGGTTAACTACAAACTTTTCCATATTCAAGCCTAAAAGCGACGAAGAGCTACAGGCCTCAGACCCTAAAGACGGAACACATAAGCTTGTTATAATAAAGCACAGGCACGGACCTGGAATGGCTAGAGGCGACTACATAAATATGCAAATGGAAGGTGCTAAAGCAAGAATAACAGAGGGTAAAACAAAACTAAAAATAAAAAGAGAGCTAGAGCGAGGAATAAATCCACAGCCAGAAAACGTATCGGACGAAGTAGACGACATACCATTTGGTAAATGACATGCAGAAAAGCAAAGACCTACATTTTGATTATGAGCTGATAGAAGAAATTAAAGATATGGCCTGTGCCAATATCGAAGAACTTCTGTCTGAGCTTAATGTTGATTTTAGACCTAATGGGAAAATGCTTGTAGGTCCATGTCCTGTTCATGGGGGCGATAACCTTAGTGCTTGGAATCTTTATCCGGAAGGAGAAGAGGTGAGAGGATATTGGGTTTGTCGAACTCATCACTGTGAAAAAAAGAAGGGGCAAAACAACAAACTGCTTTATGGCTCAACTTTAATTGGATTCGTTAGGGGCGTCCTGTCAAATCAAAAGGGTGGGCATGTTAGCTACAAAAACGCTGTTAACTTTTTAGTGAAATTTTTAGGGTATGATAAAATACAGCAAATAAAAAAACCAGACTCAGAGACCATAGAAAGAAGGAAGTACATATCTTCTATGAGAAGGCTGAGCGTGGCTCCTAAGCAACAAGCCAGTGGATGGAGTAGAGAGAAGCTAAGAAATACCATCGAGATACCTTCCAAATACTACATTAATAGAGGTTACTCGAAAGAAATACTTGACAGATATGATGTTGGGTTATATAATAAAAAGAATAGGGTTGTTGTTCCTGTATATGACGACAAATATCAGTATGTTGCCGGTTTCTTGGGGAGGTCTATATTTTCTCAATGCGATAAATGCAATAAGTGGCACAACCCAAAATCAACATGTCCAAAAACTCACTATGAAATAAAAGAATGTGAAAAATGGCTTAACGGAAGTTTTCAGTCAACAAACTATCTTTATAATTATTGGTTTGCACTGCCGCACATACAAAAAACCGGAGTCGCAATACTGGTGGAGGGGGCAGGGGATGTTTGGAGATTAGAAGAAAACGAAATAAATATAAGCCTTGGTTTGTTTGGCACGGAACTAACTGACCCTCAAAGAGTTTTACTAGATAGGTCTGGGGCTTTATCAATAATTGTGATGCTAGACTCAGATAAGGCTGGTAGAGAAGGAGCCAAAAAACTAAAAGAACAGCTAGGGAGGCAGTACAGGATGTATTTCCCTAAAATTAAAGAAGATGCTGGAGAATTGAATCAAGACGAGATAACCTCAGACATAAAGCCCATAATAGAAAAAGCAGTAATATGACAAAAATAATAGGAATTTCAGGTAAGAAGCAGTCTGGAAAAACCAGTATAGGTAATTTCCTCTTTGGTTGTGCTATGGTTTCTAATGAGGTTGTTGAATATGCAACAATTGACGATTATGGTAGCCTTGTGGTCCCATACGAGGAAGAGGACGGGACTCTGAAACCGTGTGTCTTCCCTGTGGACAGCATTCATCCAGAGATGATAAAATATATGGAAGAAAATGTTTGGAATAAGGTAAAGATATATAGTTTTGCAGACAGTCTGAAAAGGTTGTGTGTAAATGTTTTAGGTCTAACGGAAAGACAGTGCTACGGAACAGAAAAGGACAAAAGCAGCCTGACACAATTCAATTGGTCAGACATGATTTTTTATGAAGAAAAGCGTACCTCATGCCCAATGACAGCGAGAGAAGTAATGCAATATGTAGGTACAGACTTTTTTCGTAAAATTTATCCCGAAGTTTGGGTTGATTCCACTATAAGGCAAATTGAAAAAGACAAGCCAGAGCTAGCTGTCATAGTGGACTGCAGGTTTCCTAACGAGGCAAACGGAATAAAAAACGCCGGAGGTAAAGTCATAAGGCTTACAAGAAATATTTTTGGAGAACAAGACCAGCATAGAAGCGAGACGGCTTTAGATAATTACGATAATTTTGACGCTACTATTGATAATCATGAAATGAGCATAAAAGAGCAAAACGAAACCGTCTACAACCAACTAATAGACTGGAAGGTTGTTGATTTTAAGGCGGTTGCAGGAAGCAGCAATAGCTGAACAAATTATGATAATTACTTATTTTAGAAGCAGCTCGTTCAATACTTATGGAATGTGTCCCCAGCAATACTTTCTTTCTTATGTTTTAGGAGTGCCTTCTCCTGGAGGAAAAAAGGCTGAAAAAGGAACGATAGTACATAAGGTTCTTGAATGTTTAGCTCAAGGCAAGAAAGCGGAACAGGAAAGCGAAGAGTCCTTCGATGACGATGCGCTTGGCGAACAGCCAACAAACAGAATTCATGAAGAGCTGTTTGTGAATGAATTAAGCAGACTCTCTTTCGATTACTATACACAAAAATCAATACATGACTTTAGCGAAAAAGATTATAGAGACTGTGAGAAATGGGCTTGGAAAGCTATTAAATATTCTGACGGCGATTACGACCCAAGGAAAAGAGACATTGTTGATGCTGAACCGCACTTTGATATCACTATTGATGAGCCTTGGGCAGAATACGATTATACTATGCCAGATGGTTCAAGGCTTCACGGCAACCTTTCTATAAAAGGAACAGTTGACCTTATCACCGATGCTGGAAACGGAGTCTACGAAGCCACTGATTGGAAAACAGGGATGAGAAAAGACTGGGCTACAGGAGAGATTAAAGATTTCTGGAAGCTTTGCGGAGACCCTCAGCTCAGAATTTATCACTACGCTCTTACGCATCTATACCCAGAAGCAAAACAAATAGTTCCGAGCATATATTTCATAAATGACGGCGGTCCTTTCACCATGGCTTATGACGATTCTGATATAGACGCTACAAAGGACATGCTAAGGAAAAGATTTGAAGAAATAAAAAATGTCGTAAGGCCACAGTTACTCACGGGATACAACAGATGGAAGTGCAACAGTTTTTGCCATTATGGAAAAACAGAACACGCTTCTGGTAAAATTAATCCAAGAACGGGTGAGCCATACACAATCTGTCAATATGTGGCAGACAAAACAAAGAAGTGTGGCATGGATACTGTGATTGCTGAAGACACATACAAAGACCATACCATAGATTATTATCAAGACCCAGGAGCATAATGGAAGTAACCCTCAACATACCTGACGGAGAAAAGACTATTGTTGTTGATGTGGACGGGGTTCTTGCAGACACAGATGGGTGCGATTACAAAAACTCAAAACCTTTAAGATATGGAATTCAATGGGTTAACAAAAGACATGAAGAGGGTTATTATATAATAATAATGACTGCTAGGTATGACAAGTTAGAGTTTGGAAACCTAGCTAAACAATATGAGTCAGGATATATTGAATTGGTTGACTGGCTGAATAGACATGGCGTTAAAAGGCACGAAGTAAGAATGGGTAAGCCAAGAGCGTTTCTTTATATTGATGACAGGGCCGCTAGAGTTTGCGGAGATTCAGCTCAGGGGTGGATGCAGCCAGAGCTGCTTTTACAGGATAATAATAATGGCTAACATACTAATACTTGGAGCTGGAGGAATTGGTCTTCCAGTCGCATCGGCGTTAAAGCACGAAGAATATAATCTTGTTCTGTCTGATTACTCTGAGGAAGCTATTGGTAAAGCCAAGGAGTATTTCTTCAACAGGATGTTTGATTCAGAATGCTCCCTTGACTTTCATGTTGGCGGAGCAGCGGATTATCTGGATAAGAATAAATTAGACTTTGACATAGTAGTATCAGCTTTGCCATACTACATGAACAAAGAAATAGCATTCGCGTGTGTTAGCGCTGGCGTAGCTTACGTTGACCTTGGCGGGCATGTAGAGACAACCAATTATATTCGCAAGATTGCTGAGGAAGATGGCTGCGCTCCAGTAGCTAGCGACCAAGGATTAGCTCCAGGTTTAGTTAATATCTGTGCGGAAGAGGCTCACCGTGTGGTCAGCGAGCACAAATACTGCTCCACAAAAATCAAGATGGCCGTAGGCGGTCTTCCAGAGAATAGAGGTTTGAACCCACTAGACTATATTGTTACTTGGTCTATTGACGGGTTGATTAATGAATATAGGGGAGAGGCAGAAATTCTCTTGGGAGCAGAAAAGAAGAACGTACCCACACTCACTGGCCTAGAAACAATGACTGTTGACGGAGATGAGTTAGAAGCGTTTTACACAGCCGGTGGAAGCTCTCACACAATTCAATCCATGTTTAACCAAACTTCCCGTCCAATACCTGACGTTACATACAAGACGTTGCGATACCCAGGACATATGAAGATGGTGAAGTGGCTCATGGAAGAGATTGAGCTGGACCACATTGATTTGACACATCTGTTTAAGTACGGCTGTGCGGCGTTAGACGAAAAGGATATTGTGAAGTTCTATGTCGAGGCTACCAACAGAAACCTGTCTTACAAAAGAGAACACACATTCTATGCAAGCGAAGAGTTCTCTGCTATGCAGCGTTCAACCGCATACAGCGCAGCAGCGGCGATTCAGACAATGTACATAAATAGGCCAAACGATGGCGACTCTTTTGCCCTGGACTATTCATACTTCTGTAACGATTTGTTTCATGAGCGTTTCAGAGATGCTTTAAATAGAGACAGGCCAGAGAAAGAGAAAGAGTGGGTGGTCTGATGACGTTTTTCCCACTTCATGTTCACAGCCACGACAGCCTTCTTGATGGTCTTAGTAAGCCTAAAGACATTGCAAAGAGATGCACAGAGCTTGGGCTAAAAGGATGCGCTCTAACTGACCACGGCGTTCTCTCTGGTGCAGTCAGCTTCGTAGAAGCCATGAAGTCTGCCGGACTAAAACCTATACTTGGATGCGAGTTCTATATTTGTGAGGGCGACCCTACTGACAAGGAGAATAGGACTCGCTCCAACACACACCTCGTCGTCCTTGCCAAGAATAAGCAAGGGTGGCAAGACCTCATCGCTGCAACCTCTCAGTCCAATCACCCAGACTATTTCTACTATGCCCCAAGACTAGACTTAGCTACACTCAAGAAGTTCTGCACAGGCAACTGGATTGCATTTAGTGGACACATGGGTTCTCATCTAGCTAACGATATGTTCATAGACCACAAAGAAGCCTACTCTGCTCAAAACTATGACGAAGCAACTAAAATGGTTGACAAAGACTGGGTGAATAAGGTTTCTGATAAAGCTAAAGAACTTGAGGATGTTTTTGGCAAAGGAAACTTCTTCCTAGAAATACAGCTAATAGACGTAGACAATCTTCCCGCCTCTGGCGTAGTTGCAAAAGGACTTAGATACCTAAGTAAGAAAATTGATATGCCCTGCGTTGCAACGCCAGACGCCCACTATGCTTATCCAGAGGACGCAGACGACCAAAGAGTTCTTCTGTCTAACCACCCAAGCATAGATACGCCGCTGAAAGACATCTACAAGAAAATGGTTGCTGGCGACGACATAAGCCTGGGAGCGTTCTTTAAGTCCAGAAACTATTATATTCCTGGACATGACGATATGATGAAACTGCACACCGAGGAAGAGGTTTCAAATACAGCCAAGATTGCCGATATGTGCGAGGAATATGTTATTACAGGAAAGCCTATGCCTCCTAGATTTCCATTGCCAGAAAAAGTAACGGCAATCGAAAGGCTTAGAGAAAGGTGCCGTGAAGGTTGGCAAAAAAGATGGCCCGCAATTAAAAGCGTAATAGACAGCACTGAACACACAAAAGAAGAGTACGCAGAGAGATTTGAGATGGAAATATCCATTTTGGAAAATGCAAAGCTGGCAGACTACTTCTTGATTGTTGACGACATTATTCATTGGGCTAGAGATGATGGTCAGCTTACAGGAGCGGGTAGAGGCTCCGCTGACGGCTCCCTAATCCTATATCTTTTAGAAGTAGGACATATAGACCCAATCAAACATGATTTAATGTTCGAGCGATTTTACAACGCTGGACGAAATACGGCAGGAAGAGTCTCACTCCCTGATGTAGATATGGATTTTGAGAAGCTTGGTCGTGAGCGTATAATTGGCTATATAAACGACAGGTTCGGTGAAGATAGAGTTTCACAAATGATTACATTCAGCAAGATGCAGGGGCGAGCCGTATTACAGGATGTAATGAGGGCGCACAGTGCGTGTAGTCCAGAAGAAAGAAACATAATTACCAAGAACATACCAGACGAAGCGGATATTTCTGACCAGCTTGAAGACATGCGTCAGGCAGATAGGGATTCTGGCGGAGATGGTAGCGCTAGCATTATTCAGTGGGCGCTAGAGAACAGGGAAGAGGATTTTAAACAGTGGTGTTATCTTGGTGAAAATGGAAAACTCCAAGGCCCGATGTCAAAAATATTCGAGCAAGCAATAAGAATGGAGGGTACAAAGCGTTCTAGAAGTAAGCATGCCGCTGGAATTGTTATTGCGAATGAGCCGCTCGCAAAGATTTGTCCGATGGTCCATGACAAAAGCTCTGGTGAAAGCATCGCTGGCATGGAAATGAATGACCTAGAGTCTATGGGTCATATCAAGTTTGATATTCTTGGAATCGCAATTCTTGATAAGATACATGGAGTCCAAGACCTCTTATCTACAGGAGATTTTCAATAGATGAATTATAACTCTATATGTTGTTACGATTTTGAAACTGGCTCCCCAAACCCGCAGTCTTGCTCTGTTATACAAATAGCCGCTGAAATGATACACGGAAGAAATCTTTATGTGTCAGATAAATTTTCTGCATACGTTAGACCAGACTTTGACGACAAAGAATCCACGACAGACGAGACTATAGATTGGCATTGTAGAAATAAAGGCATATCAAAGAAAAAGTTTGTAGATATGCTTAATGACTGCCCTCCAATCGGCGTAGTATGGAAAAACTTTTCCGCTTGGGTTGACAAATACAACTGGGGAAAGACTAATAAGAGTGGTTTCCACGCCCCTGTGTCTGCGGGATACAACATACTTGGATTTGATAATCCAATAACAGACAGGCATTGTAAATTATACGGACCTACTGAAAAAGACAGGCGTAACGGAACAGAGAGGCCAAGAATATTTAATCAGATATACAGCTTTGATTTAATGCAGCATGTTTGGTATTGGTTTGAAAACAATAGCGAACTAAAGAATCAAAAGCTAACAACAGTCCTAGAGTACATGGGTGTTCCAGAAGAAGTTACGGCAAACGCCCATGACGCAGAATTTGATGTTGAGTGGACATCTAAGGTTATCATAAAGCTGATGAAGACATCTAGATGGATGACTGGGTGGAATGAACAAAATCAGAAACGAAGACTTGAGTTTGCTAATGCATTTGCACAGGAGTTTAAATGAGTAAAGTTAGATGGCCGTGTGGATGTGAGCTTCCAGTAAAGAGTTGTTCTGACGCACCAATGGTTATTAACGTAAACTTTGGAGACACTCTACCGAAAGGGATTGAGCTAGACGTTTATAACATGAACCTAAATTGCGAAGCAACTTGGGATATGATATGCAGCGGAAGAACTAAGGGGGTGTTTCAGCTAGAGAGCCCTTTAGGTCGTCAATGGGCAAAGAAGCTTGAACCTAGAAACATACAAGAGCTTGGAGCATTAGGAGCATTAATTAGGCCAGGGTGTCTCAGGGCAATGTCGGGGAATCCTCCTAAAAGCATGACACAGAGATATTGTGACAGAAAGAGTGGGGTCGAAGAGGTTGTCTACCCGCACGAATCACTAGAGCCAATATTGAAAAACACACAAGGAGTCTTAACCTTTCAAGAACAGGCTATGAAGATAGCTGTTGTTCTGGCCGGATTCAATGAGCAGCAAGCGGATATTCTTCGCAAGGCTATCGGCAAAAAGAAAGCCGACGTTATGCACGAAGTCAAGAAGTCTTTTCTTGAGGGTGCTAAAAATACCGGAATTGTTTCCGAAGAGCTTGCTGAGGAAATCTTTGGATGGATTCAAGAGTCACAAAGATATTCTTTTAACAAGAGTCATGCAGACGCATACGCTCTTAACGGATACTGGAGCGCGTTCTGTAAAACACACATGCCTCTTGAGTTTTACTGTTCTTGGCTTAGGGGTGCAGCCTGGAAGGGAGCGAAACAATACGAAGAAATATACGACCTTGTGAATGACGCCAAGGTAAATAACATAGACGTTCTCCCGCCAACACTTGCAGATAAAAGAAGCGCCTTCTACATTAGAGATAAAAAGGTTTACTTCGGTCTTTCTAGCATCAGGGGTATAGGTACTGCTGTAATTGAAAAGATGATAGAAAAGATGACCAAAGTTGAGGAAGCTCTATCTAGGGGAGTTGGAGCGTGGATGTGGATTGAGTATCTAAAATACGGAACTGAGTGTGTATCATCCAACGTAACCGAAGGAATGATAAAGGCCGGAGCTTTAGATTTCTTTGAACTCTCAAGAAATACAATGCTATACGAGTATTCTATATGGTCACAACTCAGCCCAACGGAAAAGAAGTGGATTGTAAATGAGTATAGTGGGAAAAAACTACTTGAGGCATTAGTAAAATGTCAGCCAAAAAGAGTCATGAAGAATAAGGTTCAGGTCTCTGGCGGTGGATGCGTAAACGATAAGCGTTCTGAATTCGTGGGAGACTTGATTACATCTCTAAAAAATCCTCCTCATAAACTAGAAGACACTATGGATTGGATTGCCTGGAACGAACAAAAAACTCTAGGA